ATTGATTATGCATTAACAGGCAGTTTACGTTTAGGATATTTTATCGGTTCAATTGATGGAACAGACAACGCAAGTGGTATTGTGGCACACAACGGAAATGGTATTACACAAACGGTTCCATTTGGTTTCTCAGGTTCTAAATTTGCTTGGTATGTTGGCACAAATGAGGCAATGCGAATTGATACAAATCGCAATTTGTTAATTAACACAACAGGTGGAGTTTCAGGAGCAGGTGCATTACAAGTTAATGGTGATGTAAACGTCACAGGAACATTCAAAGTAAATGGTGTGCAATACAACACAGGTGGAGGCGGTGGTAATATTTCAGGTTCAGGTTCAACAAACTATGTTCCAAAGTTTACAGGCAGCACATCATTAGGTGATTCAGCATTATATGATGATGGTAACTTTTCAATGATTATTGGAGCCACAGGATTTTCAAGTGGCATATTTATGCGAGCATCAAAATACTTAGGTGTTTACGGTGCATCATCATCAGGTATTGTTTTAAGAACAGCTGATGGTGATCCAAATGTGGCATCAGTAATTACACGTGAGCAGGGTGCTGGACAGGGTTTATCAATTTATGATGACAGACAAATTTGGTTGGGCCAAAGTGGATTGTTAACGGTTGTAAATATTTCAAACAACGCAGTCGGAATTAAAACACCAGCTGTTGGTACACCATATGCGTTGAACTTGCCAAACGATTATTTGAATGCTGCACGTGCTTATGCGTGGTACACATATTCAGATGAACGTGTAAAACGTGACATTGAAGAAATCAGCTACGGCATCAATGATGTAATGAAAATGAAGCCTGTTAGATACAAGCATTATTCATCAGTATTTGAAAACAATTCATGGACCTTAGAAAATAATTACACGACAGAAATTGGATTCGTTGCTCAGGATATGGATAAAATTGTCAGCGAAGTGGTAAATCGTGGAAGCGACAAGGAATTATGGTCATTGGATAAAAGCAAATTGATTCCTGTATTGGTTAAAGCCATTCAGGAATTGAAATCAGAATTGGATATAATTAAATCAAATATTGTCTAACTTTGGGTATTAACTTAATCAATAAAAAAATGAAAAAAACGTATGCAGAATTGTTCACTTTGGTGGCATTATTAAATCACAATGTTAAGGATGCTAAGACTAAAGGGCAAAAGAAATTAGTAAAGATTGCGGAGAAAGTAAAGCCGTATTTGGATGCTTATAATGAGAAGGCTGAGGATTTGAGATTGGATAATGCATCGGTTGATAAAGATGGCAATTTAATCCTAAACGAAAAGGGAAATTATTCATTCTCAAAAGATGGATTGAAAAAATTAAATGCAGCATCTAAGGAGTTAAATTTATCTGATTTTGATTACACGGTAATTCAGGTAAACAATCCCGAAGGATTAGATATATACACATTCTTGGATGGATGGGTAGATGGTGTTAAATTCATTAAAACAGAAAAAATAGAAGATGTCGAATTATAGAAACGTTACACCTGAGGAAATCACATATGCTTGGGTAATTAGTCAGCTTGATTGCGCACCATCATACGAAGGAATGCAGGATTATGTTGTTACCGTTCATTGGCGGTACACAGCATCATTTGAAACGTATTTCACTGATATTTACGGTGCGCAAAGTTACAGCGAAGTGGCTGGACCTGATTTCATTCCTTATGCTGATTTGACTGAGGAAATTGTAATCGGTTGGTTGGAGTCATCATTGGATGTGCCACAGATGCAAGCAGGTTTAGCGCAGTCAATTGAGGATTTAGTAAATCCACCTGTAATTGTTTTACCATTACCTTGGGCGCAGCCTGAGGAGCCAGCAGAGCCAATCGTAAATATTTAATGGCTGTTTATAACGGTTCAAATATTGTGATCTATGAGAATGATGTGGCATTGGGCCACACCACCACAGCCACAATGAATTTGACCGTGGATCTGCCTGATGCAACGACAAAGGATTCGGGTGGATGGGTTGAAATTATAGCTGGTAAGCGGACCTGTAAAATTAGCTGTGAAGGATTGATCGATTATTCTGATCAAATGAATTACAATCAATTTGTACAGCGGATCATTACACGTAAATATGCAAAATTTGTGTTTCAAGATGCGACACAATTTTTCTTTGGAGGTGGTTATATTAATTCGGTAGAACAGATTGCAGATCAGGAATCAGGTGCAAAATATTCAGTTGAAATGATTATCACAGGGCCGTTATATTTTGAGCCACGGTTGCCATGGAATTTGGTTTTTACGAATTGGGAAAATGTAAATATCAATTGGGAAAATGTGTAATGTTTTTTTCTATATTTGTCCAAAATAAAGAGCATAATAATTAACAAAAAATATGGCAACATCAGGAGTATTTAACGGTACAAACCTATTGGTTAAAGTTGAGGGAACGGTAATCGGTCACACAACATCATGTACATTATCAATCAGCCACGACATTGCAGATGCAACGACAAAAGATTCAGCAGGTTGGTCAGAGGGAATTTCAGGTTTACGTTCAGGTGAAATTTCATTTGATGGTTTAGTGGATTATTCAGATTCAAATTCTGTAATCGATTTGATCGCTTTAATTTCAAGCCGTACACAAGTTACCTGCGTATTTGGAACAGCTGCAACAGGTGACACAATCTACACAGCAGAAGGATACATTGCATCTATTGAGCAAACAGGTGAAATGGAAGCTGCTGTAACATTCAGCGGATCTATTACATTGACAGGTGCAATTGTAGCATCTACATTATAATTTGATAAAGCCATAAAAAACCCGACATCAGAATAAGGTGTCGGGTTTACAAGTTTAAAACCTAAACAATAAATAAAATGACAGCAATCAGACTGCGCGGATATTGTTCAATCAATATTGGCGGCAAAATGCGTACACTACATTTCAGCATGAATTTTTGGGCAGTTTTTGAGGAAACATCAGGTTTCTCAATTTCTGAGATCGACAAAGTATTTGGTAATGGAATATCATTGACAAACATAAGATCATTAGTTTATTCAGCATTGGTTGCATATGATCAGGAAAATGGGAATGAAATTGATTACAATATTTATCAAGTAGGTGCATGGATGGATGATGTAAATCCTGATATTTTAGAAACATTAATTAGCACATTGCTTGAAAGCCGTGTATTAGGTAATGATTTAAATGCAGGGATGCGCAGGAACGTAGAGAAATCAACAAAAAACCCAAAGCAGAAAAACCCCTAACATGGTCTGCAATGCTTGATTTTTATATAGGTCAAGCAGGCATTCCACCTGATCAGTTTTGGAGAAACACGTGGCGCGAAAACGCGTTGTTGGGGGAGAGTTGGTCAATAAACGTAAATTTACAATGGGAGATGCATAGATTTGTGTCCACCATGATTGTAAATACGAAAGCCACGAAACGCAGTCAGATGATCACACCTGATAAATTGTTTCCATTGCCACAGGATGCGTTTTTAGATAAGGGAAAACCAAAAAGTACAACGGAACAATATCAAGATTTTTTACAACAAATCGAAAAAAGTCAATCTAAAAAATAGGTTGGCTTTTTTGCTAACTTTGAGGCATGGCAGATAATATATTAAAAGTTTTACTGAGTGGCGATTCAAAGGAATTGGATGCCGCATTATCAAGAGCAGATAAAAAGCTGAAAGATTTTGGCGAAAGTGCAAAACGAATTGGCCAAACATTATCTGTTTCATTAACAGCACCATTGGCAATTGCTGGTGGCGCAGCTGTGAAAATGGCATCTGATTATGAGGAATCATTAAACAAAGTTTCTGTTGCATTCAAGGGATCATCGGCAGATGTAAAAGCATTTGCAAAAACTACATTAAAATCTTTTGGTATAGCTGAGGGTACGGCCTTGGATATGGCTGCGCTATTTGGTGACATGGCAACATCCATGGGATTAACGACCAAAGATGCAGCAGCAATGTCAAAATCATTGGTGGGTTTAGCTGGTGACATGGCATCATTTAAAAACATGAACATTGAGGAAGTAACAACGGCCTTGAATGGAGTGTTTACAGGTGAAACAGAATCATTGAAACGTTTGGGAATTGTAATGACTGAGGCCAATGTAAAAGCATTTGCATTGTCTAAGGGAATAACGGCCAAATATGAGGCAATGTCGCAGGGCGAAAAGGTCATGTTGCGTTACCAATATGTGATGAACAGCACCAAAAATGCTCAGGGTGACTTTGCAAGAACAAGCGATGGAGCAGCCAATCAAATGCGTATATTTCAAGAAACCATGAAGGAACTTGGAGTTACATTTGGTCAGGTGGTTTTACCTGCTGTAACAAAAATGATCAAAGCATTTAATAGTGTATTAGGGTATTTAAAGGATTTATCACCTGAGGCAAAAACATTTGTTTTAACATTGGCTGGTATTGCAGCTGCAACAGGGCCATTATTATATTTGGCTGGTACGGTAATGCCAAAATTGATTACAGGTTTTAAATTAATGCAGGCAGCTGCATTGAAATTTAATCTTACATTAAATACAGCTGGAGGTATTGCAGGATTGGCAGCATTAATGGGATATGCAGCTAAATCAGCTTATGATTATTCATCTGCACAAATCAATTTAGTTAAAAATAATAAAGAGGTTGTTGCATCTGAAACAGATGGAATTAATACCATATATGAAAAAAACAAGGCTATTTATGCACAAATTTCTGCAATAGATAAACAAATAGCACAACAAAAAGGAATTAAGGTTGGCCAATTTGGTCAGGCAATTGTGGTTAGTGAGCAATCATTAAAAGATTCAAAAAATAAATTAGTTGCTCAATTAAAAGAAAACAGAAAATTAATCCAAAATACCAAAGTTGCACCTACTGATCAGGTTGATTTAATGCCAAAAGGATTAGGAGCAAATGGTCCAGCTGTAAAGGAACAATATGGATTAGCTAATGCAATTCAATCATTAGCAGAAAAGGTGGCTGATGCAAGAAAAGAAACACTTGCGTTAAAAAATGAAATGTTGGATTTGCGTTGGCCATCTTTAAAAGATCCTTTAAAAGCATTAGGGTTTGATGTTGCAGATGTTACTGAAAAAATCAAAACACCTTTTCAGGTAATGAATGCAAGCATACAAGAAAGTTCAAAGGTAATTGCTGAAGATTTGGCAATGAAACAACAGCAGTTTGATTTGATTATGATTAAAGGCCAAACAATGGCAGATGCTGTTTCAGGTGCATTTGGAATATTAGGTCAGAGCATTATGTCATCAATGGGTGAGGCAACAACGGGATTAGGCAGATTTTTGCAAGGAATGGCCCAAACAACATTGCAATTAGCGCAATATGTGATCAAGGAAATTATCATGCAAAAAGCATTGGCAATGGCAACGGCCACAGCTAATGCAACAAAATCTGCATCAGCAACAGGTCCAGCAGCTGTATTTACTCAGCCTGCATTTATGGCTATGGCTATTGGTGGTGTATTATCATCTTTTGCATCAATCCCAAAATTTGCAGCTGGTGGTATTGTTAGCGGTCCAACAATGGGAATCATGGGTGAGTATGCAGGCGCACGATCAAATCCTGAGGTAATTGCACCATTGAACAAATTACAAGGGATGTTGGATACAAGTGGAGGCGGTGGCGCATATACTTTGGAAACCAAAGTAAGCGGTCAGGATTTATTATTAGTATTACAAAGAGCAGAAAAACAAAATAAACGGTTAGGCTAATGGCATACGGTGTAAAATATCGGTTGGATTTTTCAGATGTTCGATCAAGAAAACGCAGAGTTGAGATATTAAAAAAAGATTATGGCGGTGCTGTATTGCCAATGATTGGAACTGATGAACCTGTGGTTATTGAGTGGAAGGCTGATGATGATTTTTATGAACCATTAATAGGATCACAATGTCAGCTGAATTTGTGGGTAACAGATGATGTGACATATGATCAATTTTATCTATATGATGAAAGGGAATATTCTGTAAAAGTTTATTACGAATCAGCACCAAATGTGTACACGGTTTATTGGAATGGATGGATCGCAAATGATGTATATTCTGAGGCTATAACAACAACACCGTATCAATTATCAATTAATGCAAACGATGGATTAGGTTCATTAGAATCATATGACTCATGGTTTCCAGCTATTGGTGAACCTGATCCAACATTGTGGAAATTTATTCACAAAAATTTATTAAATATTGGTTTGGATTTTGAGATATGGATCAGCAATGATATTAGAATTTATAGTGAATCGATTTGGAATAATGTATTTGATGATGTAACAATTTATAAAGAAGGAGTTTTTCAGGATAATTACATTATTCAAGATGCAAAAAAAGTTTTGCGATCTATTTTATTGGCATTTAATTGCAAAATTTATCAGGCTTATGGCCGTTGGATTATTGCTAATGCATCCAGCTATGGGGATCAACGAATAATTTCAGGCATTCAGGATGGATCATTATCAGGTGCAGGAATACTAACAGCAAAGCAGGGATATTTAAACACGGGATCAGAGGATATTAAATTTGAGAAATATAGTCCAGCTGGTGTAAACACAGGTGGTGTCACAGATAATTATTTGAGAATTGTGCCTCAATATTTTAAGGCAATAAATAATAATTTAACGCGATTGATCAAACGTCCATTGCGTAAATACCAAGAGATTTTAAATATCAAACAGAAAAAAATTGATAGCAATTTAAATGCATCATTTGAGTTTGACTATGAGAATTGGGACACCACATTCGGGGCAGTTGGCACATTTGTATCAGATGCATTTGCTGGAAGAAAGGCAATTAAATTTACAGGCACCAGCGCATTAGGTGTATATCAAACAAAGCTATTTAGTACAGGTGCAGGATCAGCAATAAAAGGAGCAGATTATCAGGTTTTAATTTCAGTTAATATTGATCAAGGTGGATCAGATAATCGTTTGCCATGGTATCTGCGTATTGAATATTCAGCTGGAAGTTATAAATATTGGGCCGATGATATTAAAAGCTGGGGAACATCAGGATCAATTATATGGAATGAAGCTGCTGTAATAGGTGATGGAACGTTTCAATCTTTAAAATTTACGGCTAAAAATGCACCTGATGCAGGCACATTACAGATTGGTTTTGCATTACCTTATGTTAATGCGACAGGGTCATATGATGCCATGTATTTGGACAATTGTGCAATTAGAAATATTGATAGAGAGCAAAATGAATACAATGAGGCTTATGCAATACGTGAGCAAACAGGTACATTCATTGCATCAGATATTTTAGAGCATGATGGCATTTATGTTGCCAATGTTGGCGAGAATGTTTTTTGGGGAGCATTTATTAATTATCCAGCATTTAAACGCGCACAGGATACAACACCAAAGTACATTGAGGAAATTGTCACACAGCAACGTTTAAATGATTTCCGTGAGTATTGTAAAACATATGAGGGTGATTTGTCATCAGCAAGTCAGTATTTGGTATTGAGCATGATGAATAAAGTTTATTTTAAGTTCAACAATTTTACAGAAACAGATTCGGCCATCATGGACAATATGAAGTTTATGGTAAAATCAGATGTATATTCAATCAATTGCCATATCCCAAATAATTACACGGATGTGGCCTCCACATATCGTTTAAGTTATCAAGAGTAAGAGAGTAGGTTTTGCATAAATGGACCGATCATTGGTCGGTTCGTTTATTTATTGTTAGGTTAAATGATGCAAAAAGGTCACAGATAGTGTTTGTGGCCTTTTTTGTTTTTAGTTAGTGGTTTATCAATTGCCTAAATGACTAATTTTGGCAAACAAATAAATCATAATGACTGAGGAAACACAATCAAAGTACGAAGCAATCAGAAATCATTATTATAATTCGCAGATACCTTTAAAAAAATTTCATCAAGAATATCATTTAAATTATGGTTTTTCATTACCAAAAGGATTAAAAGATGCAATGATCCGAAACGGTATTACAATGAAAGCGCGGACCGAATTTTTACTAAATAACAAAATACAAAAACCACAAGTATTAAAGGAGTTTGACATAAGCGAGGTGACTGATTTTGGAATACAGCCATCAATAGGCAAAGAATATTTATCCATGAAAATGCCAGCTGGTATTAAAAAGGTTGGTATAATGTCAGATATTCATTTTCCGTTTCATGATTTGGATGCACTATTGTGTGCAATCAAGCATTTACGTGATCAGCAAATTGATTGCCTGTATCTAAATGGCGACATATTCGATTTTTACTCAATTTCGCGCCACGAAAAAGACAAAGACCTGAGAGATTTTCCGCGTGAGGTAGAATTGTGCCGTGATTTTGTGCGCAAGTTGCGTGATATATTTCCAAGCATTCCGATTTACTACAAAATGGGAAACCATGAGGACCGATATGCACGATCATTGGCCATTCAAGCTGAGGAATTTGCACAGATCCATGATTTGCAATTCGAAATATTTTTCCATTTGGACAAATTAGGGTATATCATGGTTGACACGTGGCAAGGTATGGAAATGGGTGATTTATTGGTCCTTCATGGTCATGAATTGTATGGTGGAGGCGGAATTAATCCAAGCCAAAACCTGTTTAATAAGGTACTTTGTAACACATTAATTGGACACGTACACAAAACATCAACAACACAGCGCAAAACAGGCTTTAAAGAGTTCATAAATACTTATTCAACAGGATGTTTGACAGCATTATCGCCAAAATATATGCCATTCAGCCAGCACAATCACGGGTTTGCCATAGTTGAATTAGAAAATGGCAAAAGTAAGGTGACAAACTACATTATAAAAGACGGAAAAATCGTTTAATTTAGCGTTGAATTAGTTTGGTTTGTGATAAAATAGAAAGGGGCAGGTAAATTATCTGCCTTTTTTCATACCCTAAATAAAATTTATTTAAATTTATTTTGCATATATAAATTATTCTCTTACCTTTGATCCATACCAAACAACAAAAAACGACAACAAAATGGAAAAATCAATAGTTGCATGGGGTGTTTATTATGCACCAACAAAAGAAGGAAAGTTATTTGCAGGTTTAAAACATGAATTAATGGCCTGTTTTAAACATCAAATTGATGCCCTTAAATATCAATATGAATTGGAACAATCTGGATATTTAGATGAATTGCGTTCAGGATATGTTGTATTTTCTATGCAATGGATTCCAAAAGGTTGGGAAATACATTATTAATAATTAACCGAGCCATGGCGGATTCCATGGCAATTTTTAAAACCAAACTATCATGAAAAAAGCAATCGAGTACATCATCGAAAATCACAAATCAGATCCAAATGTGATCCCAGCATCTTTGTTAATTGCAGCTGCATTTTACGTGTTTTATTTTCACATTTTAGCCATCATACAATAATGTTTACACTACGTTTTACCATGAGAGATTTGAGTGGTGTGTATTACATTATCAAATCATTTGAAACCACCAATGAGGTGAAATCATATTTGGATAAAGAGTATCGGCTATACAAGGGCCGTTGTATTGGCATGGTTGATTATGCCGATTATTTAAATGACATTAAATTAAATTCAAATGCAAAAAATCAGAAAAATGAACCTGTATCAACAGGTGGCCGACAATTTAAATAAGAAAGGCATATTACCATTCTCAGCACGGGAATGGACATCAGGAAACGTTCAACGTGTATTGAGGCATAATTTAAATGAGCCAGCGGTGAAAAATGAATTTGCCATCGTTACCAAGCAAATGCAAGAACAATAATCATTTAACCTAACAATAATGAAAAATCATACATTAGCCGAAATCCAATCAATGGTAAAGGCACCCAAAGGTCAATTTAATTCCTTTGGTAAATACAAGTACAGATCAGCTGAGGATATTTTGGAAGCGGTCAAACCTGTAATAAATCCATTAGGGTTTTACATCATTTTGACTGATGAGCCAATTTGTGTTGGCAATCGCATCTACATCAAGGCAACAGCAACAATGTCGAATGGTGAGCAATCATATACGGCCTCCGCAGTTGCACGTGAGGATGAAAGTAAAAAGGGAATGGATTCATCGCAGGTTTCGGGAACGGCATCAAGTTACTCACGAAAATATGCGCTCAATGGATTATTTGCGCTGGATGATACAAAGGATTCAGATGCCACCAATAAAAACACAAACGTGCTGGATAAAGACACGTTGAATGAGTGGCAAATGCTGATCAATGATTGCGAGTCAATTGAGTATTTGGTCAATTTGTATAGTGAAAATTCAGAAACAATCAGGAAATTTCCTGAATTGCTTAAAATGTTTGAAGTACGTAAAGCCAAATTAACCAATGAATAATAACCAGCTAATTTCTGTTGATGGTCAGATCATCGACATGAGCAAAAAAGAGATTGCCACCATGGCAGAATCATTCGTTGCAAATGCAGATTCAATTAATGTTGTTAAATTGGCTGCACAATTGGCCAAATTTCAATTATTAGCAGCTGAGATGGACAAACATATCAAAGAGCCATTGTTCGTTGATCTGCGCCAAAATAAGGACAGCAAATTGACAGCATTTGGAATTGAGTTCAGCGAAATGGAGGCAGGTGTCAAATATGATTACTCAGAAACAGAAAGCTGGGTAAAATTGCAGGACCAAATCGATCACCTAAAAGAAAAGCAAAAAGAGGTGGAGGCATTCTGTAAAGCATTAAAAACCAAGGCCACAATTTTGGATGAGGAAACAGGTGAATTGGTAGATTTTTATCCACCATCAAAATCAAGTACAACAACAATCAAAAAAATAATCAAATAATTATGGGACAGCTTATTACATTATCAATCAATGCCAGCAAATTAGATCAGTCACGTTACGTTACTGATAAAAATGGCAATCAATGGATTAATATTTCAGGTTTTTTAAACGATGAAATGGATCAATACGGAAATTACGGATTTGTTACTCAGTCACCTACCAAAGAGGAACGCGATGCAAAGGTAAAAATGACCATCTTAGGCAATTTCAGACTGCCGACAAAGAATCAGCCTGTTGCACCAGCGATCGTGTCACAGATGCCAATAAAACCACAGGCATCATTACCTGTATCAGATGATTTACCATTCTAACCATATGGCCGATAGAAATGTCGGCCTTAACTTTTTAACCATGCGCAAAATAGTAGGTCAATACACAACAAGAAACGGTGAACTAAAAGCCATTTATTCCGTGAAGGAATCGGCAATGAAACACCGTGACATCGAGATCGGTGCAACGTATGAAATTGCATACAAGCTGGGCCGATTTGAAGGATATTTAAAGTCAATATTAGTACAGGTGACTGATGATAATCGCACATTATTTTTTAAGCATCCTGATCCAGCAAGACATTTGATTGGGATCCCTGTGATGAATGTCATTAAATACGTAAAGAAATGAGAACAACAAATGAACTTGGATACACCTATAATGAGGTCATGATCCACATCGCAAATAATTTAGAAGCTAATTATCGCAAATTACATGGACAACAACAGACTAAATCAAGAAAGCCAAAATCGAATGCGTATCGCATCGATCGTGGTGATGCTCAAATGCGCCATCGTTGATGGCCGTATGCCACAGGATTGGGACCATCAGTCAGATAATGATCTGATTGAGTATTTATCGGAACGTTACACCGTTACACCAAAGGAATTAAACGACAACATTGGCATATGAAAAAGCTATCATATATTTTAAAATACATAATCGTACAATTTTTTGTATGGGTTTTTATGGTCTTTTGGACCATTCTATCAGTTGTTTATATTTTAATCATCGAGCCAATTCTCAAATTAATGGCATGGCTTATTAAATTTTTGAACCTATGAAAACTTTTCAGCAATACGATCAAGAAAATCCACATCTGTGGGAATTGTACAAAATGATTGCCGTTGATCTAATTAACAATGGATACCGAAAAATTGGATCCAAAAGGATCTGTGAGGAAATCCGTTGGCACCATAAGGTGAAAACAAATGAGCCGTACAAAATCGGTAATAATTACACGGCATATTATGCGCGTAAATTTGTCAATGAGTTTCCGCAATTTGCTGGGTTGTTTAATTTCAAGCCATTGCGCAATCCAAGAAATTAGTTATTTTTACATCACGGTTGCCTCCTTACATTATAGCAACGCACGATCTTAAAATGCCATCATTAAATGAAACCGAAGTAAGGAGCGGTGGATTTTTTTGGTGGCTTTTTATATTATGAAAAAATTAATTATTAAAAATCGCTATGCCACGATCCCAAATGATTTGGTCAATAGTACAGCAATATCCTTAAAAGCCAAGGGATTATTTGCTTACATTCAATCAAAACCTGATGGGTGGGAGTTTAGTGCTGAACGTATATCAAACCAGCTTAAAGAAGGTTTACCCACGATCAATTCTGCATTAAAGGAATTAGAATCAAATGGATATTTAAAGCGCGAAAGGTATCAAAATGAGTACGGTCATTGGATGATTAATTACCTGTTATGCGAAATCCCTGTTGCGGAAAACCTAACGTTAGGAAACCCGTTACAGGAAAATCCTGATACAGGAAAACCATCAAACAATACAAAGCAATATTTAACAAATAAAGAATCTAATAAAACAAAAGAAGTAAAGGTGGATTTTTCAGATTTAATCACACCACACCTTGATAAATTAGGTGATGAATTTGAAAACTTTAAAAGCTATTGGACCGAGCCTGATAAAAAAGGAAAACAGCGATGGGAAAACGAAAAATATTTTGACATTAGCAGACGCATTAAAACGTGGATGAATAACAAAACCAAATATGACAAACCAACAGACAAACCAAGAGGCACAAGCATTGACCGTATGGAAGCCCTCAGAAATTGGTAAGGGCCAAGCAGCTGTAATTGTTCATGCACAGAATCAGCCTGTGATCAGACAGCTGGATGATGAGGACCTAAAAAAAATACTTAGGTATGTCATGATTATTGTTGGCCTTAGAGGAAACAATTTACCAACAGATGAGGAAAAGTACGTGTTGATCAGTTTCATTCGATCCAGCTACGCAAATCAGACCTTAGCCGAGATAAAATTGGCATTTGAAATGGCAGTCGCTGGGAAGTTTACGGTAGACGTTAAATGTTATGAGAATTTTAGCTGTGAATACTTTGGAAGGATCATGAATGCATACATTGAATTTGCAAGGCAGGAAACTAAAAACATACCAAAGCAGATTGAGGCACCAAAGCCAACACCATCGGATGATCAGCTAAGATTAATGTCAATTCAAAATGCCAATGATCATGCAGAATCATTTAAAAAATCAAAGGAATCTAAAGGTAAAATGCAATGGCTTGAATTTGGTTTATCATCTTTGTATGATGACCTATTAAAATACAAAATTTGGCAATGTCCTGTTGAGATTAAACGCGACATTTGGATCAAATTAAAGCCACGTTACACCAATGAAATCGAACTGATCGCTGAATGTAAAAAGCAATGCTACCTGACATTGATCGCCATGATGGCTGAGATGGATGTCAAGATCGGCGAGAATGGTGAATTTATTTAAATTTATTCTACATTTGTAAATCATTAACCTAACAATAATATGAAAACATTACTATTTGCTGCATTCGTTGGCATCAGTTCAATGCTAATGTTTCCAAATAAGGAAACACATGATCAAGAAAATTACGTTCAAATTAAGGCCAACAATTCAGATGATGATTCATATCATGATGATTTTGATAGCACCTATTTTTACAACGGTTGTAAGGCATTCACGTTTAAATCTAATCACATTTGCAATTAGAGAAAGTTAAAAAACAGGTTATATCCTTATTTATTTGAAAAACTTTAAGGTTGTAACCTTATTAAATAATAAGATAATGGAAACTAAACAAACGGCAGTTGAAAAATTAACTGCTATGCAACATCTAATTAATTGGATAGATTCAGATTGCACTCCTATGGATTGTGTAATGAAAGCAAAAGAATTGTTACAGATGGAGAAAGAGCAGATAGAAAGTGCTGTTATTTTTGGTGATTATCGTGGTAAAGTTCAAACTTATATTAATACAGAAGATTATTACAACGAAACTTATGGAAAATAAACAAACGCCAATTGATTACATAAAGGATAATTTGTTTTATCCAATACAGATTAATCAATTAAAAAGAGTTTTAAATGAAGCAGAGCAAATGCACAAAGAGCAGATAACGGATGCTTTTTTAGCAAGTACAATTCAGTTTGCAAATGATGCAAGAATGGATTATCCAAAATTACCAGAACAATATTACAACGAAACTTATGGAAATCATGAGAAAAATTGAGCCAATTTTTATTGTAATCCTGATTGGATTGGTGGTAATTGGATCCGCGCTGATCAATATTTTTTCACAATAATGGACATAATAAAATGAATCAAGATGAGCATAAATTGCAGGTTGCGATCTGCAAATATTTGGATCTGTGTGGTTATGAGTTTTTTGCCATACCAAATGGTGGCCTGAGAAACATAAAAGTGGCGGCAAAATTAAAGCAAGAAGGTGTAAAAGCTGGTGTTGCTGATCTATTTGTCGCGCTATCAAATGGAAAATATCATGGCCTGTTTATTGAAGTCAAGGTGGGCAAGAATCGCCAGCAGCCAAATCAGAAAATATTTGAGCAAAAGGTTTTGGAAAATGGGTACCAATATAAGGTGGTCAGGTCCATTGATGAGATGATTTCGGTGATACGTGAATATCGTATTGAACAACGGCAGGAAAGGACGTATGCCGATGGGTATAAAGATGGAATGTTGAACGCACAAATCACAAAAATATGACCTATCGAGAGCAGGCCATCAAATGGGCCACAGAACAAATTGAAAACCAAACATTAATCAATCCGATCAAAATAAATGCATGGGAAACGATCGACAATCCATTGCTATTTTTATCAACGTGTGTGGCACGTTTACAGCATGGATCAGAACGTGAACAGCGCGCAGTTTATCAAAGGATCAGGAATTTAAAACAAAAAATCAATGAGCAAACCTCAAAGTGAAACCGAAAATATTATGATCTACATGGGTTTAATATCTGCCCTAATTGATCAGATTGAATTTGATCTGTACAGGTCAAAGTTCAAAGACAATTATTTAAATTACAAATTGAAGGATATTCAAAATGAACTGATCAAAAAGGAACGTTTGGTGTTTACTCGTGATAATAATCATTCGGACAACGTGTTTAAGCAATACAGGGACGCAGGCACCATTATGCTGAAAATGTATCGGATTGGATTGCTGATCAGCGAAATGGATGAGATCAGAGCCGTTGGTTTTGATGCACAGCTGGATTCATTGTTGGTGTCTTACGGAATTGAAACAGATTTATAATTACATTTGCAAAACCTAAATAAATAAATATGAATTATTCAACAGATGTGGATATGGTAAATCAGCCTCCACATTACAAATCAGCTGGTGGCATTGAGTCAATTGATGTAATCGAAAGTTTTGAACTTGGATTTCACAAGGGTAACGCAATAAAATATATCTTGCGAAGTGGTAAGAAACACAATGAACGTGAGGACATTGACAAAGCCATTTGGTATTTAACGCGTTACAAAAACAATTTGTTATGATTTATTTTGGAATTAAAAAGACACGGCACACGTTGGAATTATTGCCACGGATCAGCATAAACCTGCCATCAAGAAACAGAAATGATGTGTTGATAATATCTTGGATTAATATTGAAATTGTATTCGGCATAGACAGCTAAACGCATGGATCATTTAGTAATTGAAGGCATAATCGTTGGATTTTTAGAGGTTTGTTTTATTGGATTTATGATGTACAAAATAAATCAAGCACGAAAAGACAGCAAAAGAAAATACAAATGATTGAGTTAGTAAATATCAAATTGCTGATACCACATCCAAATAATCCACGGTTTATTCGGGATGATAAGTTCAAGAAATTGGTGAAATCAATTAAAGAATTTCCCGAAATGCTTGATCTTAGACCAATCATCGTAGATCAAAATATGATTGTTTTGGGTGGTAACATGAGATTGAGAGCCTGCAAAGAAGCTGGAATCGAACGTGTGCCTGTGATTAAAGCTGGACATCTGACTGCACATCAACAGACTGAATTCATCATAAAAGATAATGTTGGATTTGGTGAATGGGATTATGATATTTTGGCCAATTGTTTTGATGAAAACGATTTAATTGATTGGGGCATTGATTTGCCTATGTTTGCGCCATTGGCCGATGAAAAGGAGCCAAGTGAGCCAAAGGAATCGTTTATTATTGAGGTAAAATGTGCCGATTTAGATGATCGCGAAAAGCAATACAACAAATTAATTGAGCAGGGATTTAGCTGCTATCTAAAGAAATGAGAACAAAGGACAACACAAAGCTGCAAAAAAAACGCATGGTAGATGCGATGGAAAAAACATTGGGCATAGTTACATCTGCCTGTAAGATCGTTGACATTCCGCGCAGCACACATTACCTGTGGATGCAGACTGATCCTGAGTACAAAAAAGAAATTGATGAGTTGTCAGAAATGGTTTTGGATTTTGCTGAAAGCCAGCTGCACAAACAAATCAAAGAAGGCAACACAACAGCCACCATTTTTTACCTAAAAACCAAAGGTAAAAAGCGCGATTATATTGAACGCACAGAAATCAAACACGATGGTGGCTTGGAGTTGAGTGGTAAGATGTCTGAGGAATCAAAAAATAAGATTGCACAAATACTTGAAAATGAGTATTAATCACATCATAAAAGAAAAATGTGAGTCATCCCTGTTGTTTTTTACGCGTTACATTTTCAAAGAAAACACAGGAAATAAATTTGAAGTTGCGCCATTCCACGTTAAGTTGGCCGAAACTTTGGAGGCGGTAAACCGTGGAGAAATAAAACGGTTGATCATTAATATTCCACCACGATACGGCAAAACGGAAATTGCCGTGAAAATGTTCATCGCGTGGTCCATTGCAAAAAATCCATCATCCAAATTTATTCACCTGTCTTATTCCGATTCATTGGCATTAGACAATTCATCGTTGACACGTGACTATATTCAAAGCCAAGCATTTCAGAATGTTTGGGGGACCGAATTAAAGAAGGACAGCCAAAGCCAAAAGAAGTGGTACACGACAAGCGGAGGCGGTGTGTATGCCACAGCATCAGGTGGAGCCATTACAGGTTTTGGTGCTGGATCAGGCGGTGCAATTATTATTGATGATCCCTTGAAACCTGATGATGCGGTGTCAGATGTCAAACGTAAATTCATAAATAACAGATACAATACGACAATCAGATCACGTGTAAACGATCGAGATACACCAATCATTGTCATTATGCAACGATTACATGAGGATGATTTGACAGGATATTTATTGGATGGCGGTAGTGGTGAGGAATGGCATCACCTAAAATTGTCAGCATTGGATGAGGAAAACAATCCATTGTGGCCGACAAAACATTCGTTTGATGAGTTGGAGCAAATAAGGCAAGCAGACAGGTACACATTTTCGGGCCAATATATGCAAGAGCCAGCACCACAGGAAGGTGGAGAATGGCGCAAAGATTGGTTTGGAATCGTTGACAAAGCCGAATTATCAGGCGAAATAAATTGGGAAATGTTTATTGATGGTGCGTACACTAAGGACACACGAAACGATCCGACAGGTATTCAGATTTCAGGATCACACAATGGGAATTTGTACATTTACAAATCGATCGACAAATATTTGGAAATGCCTGAGTTGAAAAACTTTATAGCGCAATTCATTGAAAGCACAGGTTTAAATATTACGCAGATATTGATCGAGCCAAAGGCATCAGGTAAATCATTGGTCCAGCTGTTAAGAAGGGAAACGACATTAAACGTGTCCGAGTTAAAAACAGATTTTGTAAGGTATTCAAAGATTGAACGCGCGCGCGCATCGTCACCATTTGTTGAAGGTGGCCGTGTATTTTTGGTCCGCGATAATTGGAATGAAGCATTTTTGCAACAGGTCAGCACATTTCCAAATGCAAAACACGATGAACACGTGGATATAACGGCCTATGCGATCGAAAGGAATTTGTTAAAATCATTCTTTATTGTGTAAATTCAAATTTAAAAACGCGTTTAATCTTAACCATCAAATTAATGGTTATTTTTGGAAAAAAATTATAAGCAAATAATGGCATCATTAATAGATCAGGTGCGGTCAGGCATCATCAAGGCATTATCAGGCACAACGGCAGATTATAACAAATTGATGTACCAATGGTTGGGATCAGGGGTAATATTCAATCCTGATAATAATGAAACATTTGTACGGGATGGTTATCAGCGAAATGCCACGGTTTATTCAATTGTGAATCTGATTGCCAAGGCTGCCACCACCGTACCTTTTCAGGTGTATGAGGTGAAGTCATCGACAGCTGCAAAACAATACAAGGGCATCACATCAACGCACATGGATGGATCTGCAATCCTAAAATCAAACATTTTACGCAAGCAGGCATTCGAGGCAGTTGATGATTCTAATCCTTTGGTTAAGTTGTTAAATAGACCAAATCCTGAGCAATCATATTCATCTTGGATGACTGATCTAATTGCATTTGGTAAATTGACAGGTGATCGTTTTATCTTAGGTTTATCACCTGAAACAGGACCAAACGTCAACAAATTCACACAATTGTATGTGTTGCCATCACAGCTGGTAGAGATTGAATCTAATGGATATATGCAACCAATTGTAGGCTATCGGATCCAATACAACAGCATGGATACTATTGATCCATCGCGCGTATGCCACATCAAAGATTTTAATCCTGAATACAATAGCGCAGGTGCAAACCTGTATGGTCAGTCACCATTGCGCGCAGGAATGCGTGTATTAACTGCCAATAATGAGGCAACGATTACAGGTGTTAAATACCTTCAAAATCAAACATCACGCGGTATGTTGGTTTCAAAGGATGGTACATTATCTGAGGTCCAAGCGCAAGCAATGAAGGACAAATTCAGAAAGCAATACCAAGGGGCCAATAACGCAGGTGACATTATTATCACACCAAAAGAGTTGGAGTGGGTGAACTTTGGTTTACCAGCTGCTGATTTGGCATTGATCGAGCAATACAATGCATCGATTAAGGACCTTTGCAACATTTACAACATACCTGTACAATTGTTAAACAATACAGATTCATCATCGTATAACAACATGAAGGAAGCTAAAAAGGCATTGTATCAAAATGCTGTAATTCCTGAGTTGATTAAAATTCGTGATGAGTTAAACCGTTGGTTGGTTCCAGCATACGGGGAAAACCTGTATTTGGATTTCG